GCCGATAAAAAGAAAATTGCAGAAGAAAAAGCTGCAAAAGAGGAACTAGATAGAATCCTTGCTCTGGCTAGTGCAAAAGCGGACCTTGCTAAATCTGAACTGGCTTTTTTTATAGCAAATGAACGCTCTAAACTGGATGCAACAAAAGCACTCACGCCAGAAGCAATCCAAGAAGAAACCAACCGATTGGAACGCATAAAAGAACAGCAACTCACTGCACTTGCCGAAGATCGTTTGGCAAAAGTTGAAAAAGCGGAACGTGAATCAAAATCAGCCGAGGAATTAATCGTTTTAAAACAAGCGATTGACTATGATTATGAAACCAATCGTCAAGCACTAGAGCTCGGTTTCCAAGTTTCAACAGATGCACTTAAAAAACAATATGTTGATGAACAAAAAGTACTGCAGGCGGAACAACTCCTTGCAGACAATGAATTGGCACTTGCAGAAGCAGGAACGAAAGAGGAAGAGGATGCTATAAAACGCCAGCAACAATACGATAAAGAAAAAGCAGATTACAAAAAAATGCTGGATGATAAGAAAATCACCCAGGAAGAATACAATCGTTTTATTCTTGCAGTTGACAAGAAAAAAGAGGAAGATACTCGATTGGCAAAAATCACTTCTGTTGAAGGACAGTTGCAGGAAATGGGCAAACTTGCCGATGCTACTGTTGCTATTTTTGGACAGAATAAAGCAGCCGCAAGTGCAATGGCTTTAATAAATGGAGGATTGGCAGTGACGGAAATATTAAAAACTCCTTCTACTTTTCCAGAGCCTTTTGCCTCTATTTCTAGAGCAATACAAATTGCAGGAGCTGTGGCAACCTCTGCAAGAGCTATTGCACAAATTAATAAATCAAAAGCACCTGCAAGAGCTAAATTCTTTTATGGCGGTAGTACTGGAACCAATGCAGCACTTGGTTATGATGAATACGGTCCAATGACAGGGATTGTCCACAAAAACGAATACGTAATTCCAGAAGTAATGACTGCTAATCCTCGTTATGCTAATACGTTGGCTTGGTTAGAACAGGAAAGAACCGGGAACGTGAGAAAGTTTGCTACAGGTGGAGCAACTTCCCCAGGAACAATTTCAAGTGTAACTCCGGAAGCAGTCACAGACCAAAATGCAATGCTTTATGGCGCAATTATGAACTTAAATACTATTTTATCAAATGGAATTGTAGCCAAAGCAATCATTGGATATTCAGAGGCTAAGGATATTCAAACCTTAAATGATGAAATAGCGGCATCAACAGAGAATGGAACTTTAAGCAATTAATTTTTTTAAATGTTAAATGGTATTTTTTACGGGAAACCGTAAAATTTTAACATTTCAAAGAGATAGTTTTATAAACTAAATTTTGAAAAATTATGCCCCGAAAAAAACTATTTTTTGCCCATTCTGTAAAGTCTACAAAAAAAGACTTAAAAAAAATGTACTTCCACTTTATGTGTTCTGATGCAGCCGAAAATTCAGTAGAAAGACAGACAGCTACAGAAAGTTATCGTGTTTTAAAAAAACTGCTGGATGAAATTAAAAAGTAATCTAAAAAAACCGCTAATTACTAGCGGTTTTTTTATGTCCTATTTACAACCGAAAAACTCCTATAAATTAGCACTATAATCAAACGTAAATGATCACAATTGTAAAAGCTCCAGCTCTTAATGCTGTTTTATTGGATGCCAATAATACAGAAATTACCATTACTTCCAGCAATGGGTCCGGTCATTATTTTCGTGCTTTAATAGCTGTTGATGATGCGCCTTTTGATGAACAGGGATGGTCCAGAAAAGATGCTTTTACTGCCGTTAAAGATTTAGTAAAATTATACAATGCTTATTTTTTAAGTTCGTTTACTGCTTTCACATCAAACGGCATCGTTGAAAAAACCAACTTAAAAAAGAAAATTTCAATTGTAATCAATGAGCATTTACTAAGTACAGATGCCATTGTGCAAACTGTTACTTTGCCCGATTTCTATATCATGTACAATGCAAAACCGGTTGTTTTTAATGACTCGTTAAAATTGCAAATTTTAGGAATTACTCCAGCAGTTTTACAAATTCCGGCAAATGGTAAAATAAGAATTCCATTTATAGTAAAAACAGTAGCAGAGGCGGTGATTGTTATCACTAAAGATAATTTTGGAGGTATTATCAACACGCAAACCATCGCCTCTTCAACTGCTAAAAAAATATATCAATACGATTTTGATTTATCAGGAGTGACTTTGGCGGCAAACACAAACTATTTCGAGACAACCATCACTTGTGGCACGACCACGACAACTTTACGATACAGATTGATGTTGCTGCCAGACTTTCCTGTTAAAGAATTGTATTTCAAAAATAATTTCGGCTATTTTATTCCTGTCTATTTTGATGGTGAACTGGAAACTTCTAATGGTTTCAAAGTGGACGATTATCAATCTGCTGATGGTTCTAGTATTGTTTTTGAAATTCAAGAAGATGCACAATACACCATTAATACTGGTTCTTTACTTACAGATGAGCGCGCTATTATCAACCAGGTGGCAAGTGCTTATGAAGTATATTTTAAAATCAATAATTCATGGCAAAAAATCCAGACTTCTACTAAAAAAGAACTTGAATTTAGAGACCGAAAACATAATTATTCCCAAGATTTGACCTTCACGTTTACTAAATCAGGAAAAGTTCCAAACTTATGAGTTTAATCAAAATTTTTGCAAACGACATCGAACTTGATTTTGTAAAAGAATCCCTTTCGATAAAAAAAGAAAATACGGCTTTGTCTCGTGATTTCAAAGTGGCCCATTCTACATTTCCTTTTTTGATTATTGAAAACCTTGCAGCGAAACAAGCTCTTGGAACCCGTGCATTGGCTTCTGTAAACAAAATAAAAACAGTCGAAGTTACTATTTTTGAAGGTGGTAAAAAATATCTTGGTGAATTACAGATCCTTTCGTATTTAAACGGGTTTAGAAAATGCAACCTCAAATATGCTTCTGAATTATTATCTATAATGAACTCAAAAATTAGTTCATTTATGCCAATTGTTTCTGTGATTCCTGGTGAAACATCTCCAGAACCTTTTACGGAGACAAATGGCGAGATGCAAACCCCATATGCACACCCCACAGATTGGCTGACTTATCCTTTGGGATTTATCGATCAAGGTTTTCCTGATGTGAAATGGCAGTTCCCTACAATGGAATGGAAAAACAAATTTGGAGAAGCATTGACAACGGATGATGATTGGTTTGACTATCAAGGACGAATCAATTTATTTAATGATGAATTGACGGATTTTATAGAAAATGAATACATTGACACCTCTTACGAAGTTTTATCTGTTTCTAATAAAAATGTTCCTTCGCCCCAGGTGTATTTATTAGCTCCGCTTTTTTATGCCTTAGCCTCAAAAGGATTCACGCCAATAGGTGATTTTTACAGCAATAATTTTGTAAAAAAATTACTAATTCAGTCCAGTAAAACTAATTTAACAGAAACCTCATTAGTAAAGTTACTGCATACTTTTACTTTTTCGGGTGATTGGGCATTTAATTCTTCTGCTAATATGTACCGTAAAAAGGAAACTTTTACCGTGCCAATTGAAGGTGCTTACACTTTAGAGTATAGTTTTACTTTTGCAGGTCCTGATTCATCAAGTCCAACACCATTATATAAATTTACGTACTTAAACGCTGCAATTTTCGCTCCTATAATTTTCAAAGTAAATGATATAACAACAAGTTCGCTTACAATAACAGATTCCTTAGATTTTAATCTTAAAGCGGGTGCTTTAGACGTTTATGTGTTTTGTAAAACAGAAATAATGCCAACTTCTTTTTCAGTTGTGCTAAAGAAGAAGTTTTCCAAAAACTGGAAACAAATGCATCCTACAATTCAATTGGGTAGGTATTTGCCGGAATGGAATTTTGCAACTTACTTGAATGCATTACAAAATACTTTTAATTTAAACATTAAAATTGATGATTTTTCCAAAAAAATGGAGTTGAATTTTAATGAGGAAGACATTAATATTGGACAAAAGCAAATCATAAATAAATCATTGTCTATTAATAGTTACGATCAAACACCAAATAATGCATTTCTTTTAAAATATGAGAATGATGAAGACGCTGCTCTTTGGATTACTACAGATGGAGCTGTGACCTACGGAACGCAAACCTCTGATTTTTTGGAAAACTTAAGTTCAAAATTCAAATTGGTTCCGCATACGTATACCGCTAATCTTTCGGAAGAAATGGATTCAAAATCGGGGGTTGGTTTAATGATTTATGATCACTCCAATTTTCCGTACACCGTAAAAGAATATGCCGGGCAAAGTTTAAACATTGCAGGAGCTGGAGGCATTTATGAAGTGTACTGGAAAAAGTGGCTTAAATTTAGACTGAACGCATCACAACTGGAAATGTCAGGACCATTCACGGAAACAGAATTGAATAAGATTCTGGAATTGAATCGAATTTTTATTGATAATCAAGAGTATATTATTCAAGACGTGCAATATTCTGAAACCTTGCAGAATAATTTTGATGTAAAATTTAACTTATTGAGTGTCAATTTTTAAAATAGTGTCAAGATTGTTGATTTGTTTATCCATAAGACTTTCCACAATATGCACATAATCCATTGTTTCTCTAATGTTACTATGTCCAAGTAGTTTTTGCAGCACTTCCACCCGACCGCCACAAATCAAGAAGTTTGTGGCGAAGGAATGCCTAGCCACGTGAAAAGTGATGTGTTTTTTAATTCCACACGTTTTGGCAATCGTTTTTAATTCTAAATTGATATGTGGTTCTGAATAGTCACCCGTAAAAATAGCATCGTCTCCCACAAACGAAAGTGCAGACTGATTGAGTTGTATTCTTTGAAGCTTTCCTGTTTTTTGCGAAAAGAAAATCAATGTGTCTCCAACAATGTTTTCTTTGGTAATTGCCTTGATATCGGAAATTCGTAATCCGGTAAAACACGAAAAAAGAAAACGGCCGAGAATGGCTTTTAAGCTCTCGTTTATAAAATCAGAAGTGTAATATTGATTAAGGCGTTTTATTTCAACAGCGTCAAGGAATGTGCGATTGCTTACACAACGACCCGTCTTAATATCTTTGAAGTTAAGCGGAGTGACAATTCCTTTATTATTAGCAATATGTAAGTATTTTTTAAAGTTTTTTGAAACTGTTTGAATCGTCCAAGGTTCGTTTTTTTCTACTTTCTCAAAGTGCCGAATCATTGCAGCAAAAAACTGTGGTGTAATTTCATAAAATAAAATTGATTCTTTGTATTTTTTGACCTTCCGGAGCGAAGACATTTGCTGTTTATAGGTGGCAATGTCTTTCGTTTCTTTTTGGTTGACCATCTCCAGTTCCCAAAATTTAATAAAATCAATCCTGGAACTTGGATTCTGATATTCATGCACTAATTTATCAATGTCCAAAACTTCACCGGCTAACCGATAACTGATTTCGATTTTATTAATGTCGGCCAATGCTTTTTCAATAATTAAATTAAAATCTTTAGCAAAAGGCGCCTTTGGCTTAACCCGTTGTTTTTTCTTGTCAAAATCACCAGGACAAACAGAAATATAAATAGGTAATTTTTTTCGCTTACCCATGATAAAAACTTGCAGGTGCAAAGCACAAGTGCCATCACTGCGAACGTAATCGTCTTTGATTACTATTTTCGCTGTCAACTCCCCACTAAAATTCATTGGGGCGTTTATTGGGGAGTGAAAGCCATTTTTTTGAGAATCCATTGCTATTTCCAAATTTTACTTCTATACTAAAAACACCGAAGGCGTGGGGATTACAACGATTTGTTGCAATTTTCACGCCTTTACTTATTTCGGTTTGTGACCACGGCAGGGTTTCTTTTATACTCAAAAAACCGAACAAAAACGGGTGTTTCATAAATCTGTGGGGCGTTTCTGGGGCGTGTCAATTATTATTTTTCGTAAACGAGCGATCATTTCGCTATCATTATCGCCAATGGTTAGCTCTAATTCAAATTCTTCTTCTTTATTTTTTGGCATCGGTTATCATTTTTTGAATGAGTTTGTGAACCTTTCCTTTTTCGATATAACGCAAAAGCAAGTCTTCAAATAGATCTTCTTTTACCAAAACTACGCTTGGTTCATTTACTGAACTTTCAGTGTTTAAGTCTGGAGCTCCGTTGCCATAAAGCAACCATTCAATGTTTAAATTGGGTAAGGCTTCTTTTACCTTATTCAAAACATTAATTCCAAGAGGCATTCTTCCCGAAAGAACTGAAACAAAGTTGTTGTAAACAAAACCGTATTGTTCGCAAAACTCTTTTTTCTTAAAACCCTCTTTTTCAATATAATAACTTAGTCTGTGTCCTACCATATTATTTTCATTTAAAATAAAACATAAAAAACTATTGACAATAGAAAATTATTGTTATATTTGCTAAACCAATTGTAAACTAATACTAAACCAAAGTTAAACAAAATTTACCACAAAAAAATAGCACTTATATATGATCACGACCACACAAAGAAACAAAATGAAAAAAGCTTTTAAAAACGGCTATGTTATTGGTGTACAAGCCATTCTTGAGGCTAAAGAAATTACAAATAAAACGGGAAACCCACATAGTCTTAGTTATATATGCCAGGTTTTTAATGGTCATAAAAGCGACCTTCATATAGAAAATGCACTTATTGAGCTTTACACTAAAAAAAGAGAAGAACTCGCAAAAACACGAGCTGAAAGAAAAAGAATTTTTGACATAAAAAAACCCGAAGCTCGAACTTCGGGTAGAATTTAACAATTAACCCTTCTAAATGATTAACGTTATGAAAGACAAATCTACAGAAAAAAACCCGATTTTACAAATAGGGTTTCAATTAGGCGAAGAACGAAAATTGACCACTCGCCAACTAGAAATTGTGAAGCTTTCGGCCTCTGATTTATGCGATAAGCAAATTGCCGACCAACTTGGAATTACGGTTTCCACTTTAAACTCCCACAAGCACCTTGCTTTTGAAAAACTGAATGTACACTCAAAATCTGGAATGATCACCGAAGCCTTTAATTCTAAACTTATTTAAAATGAAATTTATCACAAAACACATCGATGTTATTCTTGGATTAATAATTCTAGCCTGTGATGCGGCTGCTATTATTACTGTTGTTTTCTTCATGGACTTAAATTTTTAATTATGGCAATCACTTTCACCTACTCCGGTTCTGAAGCATTAGAAATGCTAAAAACACATTTTCCTTCTTCTTGGCAAACTGAATTAAACGATGGTCAACTTTTTCTTAAAAGTTTGATGCGAATGTATAATCTGAATTCTATTGATGCTTATCAAAAATACTTGAAAGTTTGTGGGTCTTGCGAAAAAGCAATTTCAGCATTGGCCGCTTTACACTTAATGAATAAACAAGTTGTAATTGGTAGAGAAATCAAAGAGCTTCAAGAAAAGCAGGAACAATATGCTGTACAATCAGTGGCATTGGAAGGATCACAAATCACTTCTTACCAGGACAAAATGATGCTTCGCCAGTATTACTTAGAAAAGAAGCAAGAGCTTCAATCCCGTATTGAAGAACTTATTGATTCAATGCCTGTTTTTGGTGCTGAAACCGTAAAACTCCAACTTAATATTTTTGAAAATTAATTATGGCCAAACTAATCAACCAGGAAAGAGCTGAATTGCTTTTATACATTGCCTCCAAAGTTTATGGAGTGAATCCATTAAACAAAAAGAATGAAAGGCCTAACGTGTGGTGCAGAACTGCAATTTCGGTGGTACTAAGAAAAGAAGGAAACACTCTTGAATCTATTGGACAATTCTTGAATAAGGACCACACAACAATTCTTTATGGAGTAAAAAAACACCTAGATGATATTGTTTATGATAAAGAGTACAAAGTGTTTTTCAAGTCTTTTGAAAAAGCCTATAAAAATCCAGAATATTCAAGTCCGCACATTTTTAAAAACATAAAAAATAGAATCGCTGAAATTATTTCGACTTTGAAGGAATTGGGATATGACGAACAAAGTATCAATGATTTTTTTGTTGAATGTGCGGAAGAGAATAAATTAAAAATCGCTTAAATAAAACTATGTATACCGAAAACTCAATAGACCTCGTTCGTAATGCCGACATAGTTACTATTATTGGACACTTTTGTGAACTTAAACGCTCTGGTTCAAAATGGAGTGCTACTTCTCCTTTTAACGGAAGCAAAGATTCATTCTTTGTCACACCTTCGCTAAATATGTTTAAATGCTTTTCGACTGGAAAAGGTGGTGACGGCATTGCTTTTGTGAAAAACTTAAAAAACACTTCTTTTTCAGAGTCTTGCAAAATAATTGCAGACATCTGCGGAATTACACTGGAGGAAGAACAAATGTCCGAAGAGCAGGAACGCAAAAAAAGCTATAAACAAGAGCTTTATGATTTGACTACTACAACGGCTTTGAAGTACGAAATGCAATTATCGAACCTACCGAAAGAACATTGGGTTCCTGTAATGCTAGCCAAACGAAACATCAATCCGGAAACAGTTGAAAAATTCCGAATTGGTTTTGCTCCAAAGGATTTTCAATTTATCACAGCTCCAATAATCGAAAAAGGAAAACTAGAACTTGGAAAAACCGTTGGTTTGATCAACACGAAAGAAGGACGAAGCTTTGACTTCTTTTTGGATAGAATGATATTTCCAATTCAAGATGTTCGTGGTAACGTGGTGGCTTTTGGCGGGAGAAAATCAGAAGATGCAACGGGTCCTAAGTATATCAACTCGGCACAAACGGAGATTTACAACAAAAGCCACGTTTTATATGGATTGTTCCAAAATAAAGAGTTTATCACCAAAAGCAAAACAGCTATTCTGGTAGAGGGTTATACAGATGTGACGGGATTATCACAAAACGGTGCTCCTTTGGCGGTTGCTTCTTGCGGAACGGCTTTGACTGATATTCAATGCAAATTATTACACCGTTTTGCAGATCATGTGATCATTTGCCGAGACAATGACGGCTTGGATGAAAACGGGAATGACCAAAAAGGAACTTTGGCAGCCATTCGTGACATTAACATATTATTGGCCGAAGGGTTTAAGGTTTCCATAGTAATGCTTCCAGAAGGCGAAGACCCGGATAGCTATGCAAAGAAAACCGAAAACGTACAAGAAAATATTTTGGCAAATGCCCAAGACGCTGTTATCTGGAAAACGCAAAAGCTAAAAAACAAGGCTTCAAATGATCCTGATGCGTTATCGGATGCCGTTACTGAAATTGCACAAATGATTTTCGTAATGAAAGACGATATCAAACGCTCGGCTTATTTGGATTTATGCCGAAAACTACTCAAAGTTCCTGCTAAACTTTTGAAAGACAAAATTGATTCTTTTATCAAAAAAGCTGAAATCAAATCAAGCACCAAAGACAGTGTTGAAAAGGTAGAAGCCGAAACGCTTGGACTTCCGGAAGGTGCTGACTATAAACAATTCTTTGAAAAAGGATATGTTCCACACGAAAATAATGTGTATTTCAAAGGAAGAGAGCGTTTCTTTAAAGGATCTAATTTTAAGATTACACCACTTTTTCACGTTTATGGAAAGCAGGATAACAAGCGTTTGTGTGAAGTAATATCGGAATCAGGAAAAAAGAAAATCATTGATTTTGATTCTTCTGATTTTGGAAACATGGCAAAATTCGAATGCAAATTGCTTGACGAAGGGAATTTCACTTTTATGGCTGATGTCACTCCAAACCAATTCAAACTCCTTCGAAATGATATTCTGAACAACTTCATTATGGCTTATGAGTTGAAAACTCTGGGACAACAACCAGAAGGTTTCTTTGCTTTTGCCAATTGTGTGAATCATAACGGAATGATGAAAAAACCGAACGATTACGGAATCATTCAATTAGAATCCGGAGTAAAAACTGAAAGCGAATATATGGAAGATGTGAAACACTTCTACTCCCCTTCGGCATCGGTGATGTACAAGTTTACTCGTGATGGTGACGACCCGTATGAAAACGACCGTTATTTCATTTATAAAGAAAGTCCGGTGGCGTTCCATACTTGGATGAAACAAATGCACCTAGTTTATGGTAAGAAAGCCATCACCGGCATTTCATTTTTAGTAGCCACTTTATTCCGAGACATTTATTTAAGGAGATATCAATTTTTCCCACATATGTTTTTGACAGGTGAGAAAGGTTCTGGAAAATCAAAATTTGGTGAAAGTATGGTGGCTTTGTTTTTATACAAGCAAGAACCATTTGATTTGAACTCTGGAACTCCTGTTGCTTTTTATAGACGACTTTCCAGAATAATGAACGCACCAACAATGCTCGAAGAATACCACGACAATGTTGATGACAAAATTTTTCAACCAATAAAGGGAGCTTATGACGGACGCGGAAGGGAAATGGGAAAAGCCACGGGCGATAACCGGACCACCACGACGAAGGTGAACTGCTCCCTTATTATTTTGTCTCAATATTTATCCAGCCGAGATGACAATTCATTGACATCAAGGAGTATTGTCGAGCATTTTATAAAACCACAAGAAGCATTCACGAACATACAGCTCGAAGAATATGCAAAACTGAAATCATGGGAAGAGGAAGGATTGTCTTCGATGTTGATGGACATTATCAAACACCGATCAATGGTGGAAGAGAATATTCACACGACTTATGCTGCAATCAATAAGCAAATGAAGTTGGATTTGAAAGGCATCGAGTACCAGGAACGAATGTTGCAAAACTATGTAGCTCTTTTGGCTCCAATGAAACTGCTTTGGGACCAATTCAAATTTCCTTTTTCTTATGAAACAATGTACAACCAGTTTAAAGAAGCTATTATTGACTCTTCTGATTTGATTATCGAAAGCGAAGGATTGGCAGAATTCTGGAGAACATTGGAATATTTATTGGATCGCAAGCCTTTTCCTTTATTGGTAAAAGACACGCACTTTGCTATTGATAAACCACTCACTTTGAGTTTTCAAACTCGAAAAGGGGAAAAAGATACCGTTTGGCAAAACGACTCCAGAAAAGAAATATTGATTTTGCGCCTGAACGCTGTACATCAATTGTATCACAAGGAAGTTTCAACACGGGAAGGCAACGAGGTGATTGGCGAAAACACCCTTAGAAATTATTTTAAATCAAAAAAATACTTCTTAGGATCTGTAAAAAGCCACCAATTTAACGACACTAAGACTTCGGCATATGTTTTTGACTATTCGATGATGTACGAAGGTGGCGTGTTGAACTTAACCAGGGGTGTACAAGAACAAACACTTGACCTTGTGGATGACTTAGTGTTTTAATGGAAGTTTTAGCACCGCACCAATATCAGAAATGGTGCAACGACCACGGCATCCGTATATATCCAATCCCGCTTTATGACAAAAGCAGCTCGTTTAAAATATGTGTAGAGCAGAATTTAAAAGCCAACACTGGAAAGTTAGTTTTTGAGGAAAAACCAAAAGGGAACGAACCTTCGGTTTGGGATAAAATAAGAGAATTGTATAAAATAATTTACGAACGAGAAAATTTAAAAAAATGAAAAAATATACACTTTACCAACTACAAACTGAATTGGATAAAATGGAAAAAGGAGACTTATTTCAAATAAAAGGTCAATTAAATACATGGGAGTTTTATGATGAGAATCTCGGTTATTTTTTTGTAAGAAACACGATTAGTAAACAACTTATTTTATTAAAAAAATGAAACCACAATCAAAAAAAATGTCAATAATAGAAAGCATTGCAAATACCGTTACCGGTTTATTAATGAGTTTTTATATCCAGTTGTTAGTTTTTCCAATGTTTGGAATTGCAGTGACAACAGCTACCAATTTAAAAATAACAGCCATATTCTTTGTAGCCTCTTTTGTAAGAAGCTATTCATTCAGACGAATTTTCAATAAAATTAATAATCAATAAAAACACACAAAATGGACATTACCGTAATTTTTAAAAGAGTAGAAGAAATCAAAGAAGTTGGCGAAAAGAAATTTAAAACGAGAAGCCTTATTGTAACAACCGAGGAACAATATCCTCAAACGCTAGCGATACAATTTACTCAAGAGCGCGTGAACGCCATGGACATTTTTAAGGCAGGCGATAAAGTAAAAATAGCGATTAACCTCAAAGGCCGTGAATGGACCAACCAAGCAGGAGAAGTTTCTGTTTTTAATACCATTGAAGGTTGGAAAATCGAAAAGGCATAACGCTTGCCGCTACAATTTCGGCTCGTGAAAGTATGCAAAATGCTTGATTCAAGAAACAATAACAACAGACAAACACAATATAAACCAAAGCCAAAATATAAGAGCTGAAATGTAGCGGCTGTTATACCTTCGGTTTTTAAATTAAACTATTCATGAGTAATAAAAGAAAAATTAAATGGATTTCAATCGACAAAAGAGTTCCTGAAAATGGAATTGACGTGTTGACTTATAGCGCATCGTATGATGGAGGAATAGGAATCACAATAAATACACATAATGATGGTATTTTTAGATTCTTAGAAAGTGAAAAAGAAAATAAGTTTTATATCACGCATTGGGCTTATTTACCAGATGCTCCTGAAATTGAGGTATAACGCTTGCGGCTACAATTTCGGCAGCCTATTTACAAAGTTGCTTTTGGCTGTTGAAATGTAGCCGCTGTTATATTCTCGGCTTTTTACTAACAAATTAAATTAAAAATTATGCAACCTATTGACGAAAGAAAAGAATGGAATCTTACTTCATCACAAAATGAAAAAGTAAAAAAAGATGTTGAAAGGTTGTTAAGTAGTTTTGACGAATTACAAGATAGAAAAATTGAATTTTATCAAACTGATTTAACTATTAAAAAAATAAGAAAAAAGAATACTCACTTGATACCAAAGAAAAAGAAACGTAAATAAACAGCAGTAGTAGCTTTGGTTACAAAGTTGCTTGAAGCTGGAATATAACGGTTCGTCGCTATAATTTCGGCGTGGCTTGTAACCGTAAATTTTCTACCGAAAACAAAATATTATTAACCACCGATAATTCCACTAAATAAAACGCTGAAATATAGCGACTGTTAGGGAATCGGCTTTATATTCACAATGAAATGGATAGAAAACAAAAATATGTAAAACTAAGCCAATATAACGGGATAATAATATTCCCTTGTTTTGTAGAACACTCTAAATTTCAAAATTTAGGTTTATTAACCGCAGGATTTTGCTATGTAGATGCAGAATTAAACAGAGTTCATTGTTTTGGTGAATCTTATTCTTTAGGATTGAAATCAGATGAAAAAGAAGATAGTAGAGAAGCAACAAAACAAGTGTTCGGTATAGATGCTATGTTGGCTCTTTTATAGACTCCAACCAAGCTGTTCCCTAACGTTTTGCGGCTACAGTTTCGGCAGCCTATACGGTTACGAGATTTCGGCTGCTGAAATGTAACCGCTGTTATGCCTAGTACGGCAAAAGTAAATATTAACAATAAACTAAAAATAAAATGGACAAAAGAAAAGTAATTATGAATTTCTTATTAGAAGCTGGATTTGTGCAATATGGAACAGACCAATTTAAAAGAGATGGAACGGGAACTATTTTTATAAGAGAATGGGATGTTACAAAAGTAATGTGGCAAATTATGGAATTAGGAGAAAAACATAGAGCTAAAAAAATAAGAGATGTTTTGATGGTTCAGGACGAATTATTTGAACACGTTATCTTTAATCCTCAATCGTAGTATTAGGCATAACGTTCTGCGGCTACAATTTCGGCAGCCTATTTATAAAGTTGCTTTCGGCTGTTGAAATGTAGCCGCTGTTATGCGTTCGGCTTTTTAAAACTAAATATTAATCAAAAAACAATAAAATGAATACGGAAAAACAAAAAGAATTTTTAGAGTTAAAAACTAAACTACTAAATGAAATTGAATATAGAGAAGGAGTTGTAAGACAATTAACTTTTGATTCAAGTAGAGAAAAAGGATTTGTTTCTACTTTTTTAAAAGGATTTTTAAAACACAAAAAACAAGCTCCTAATTTATTTTGGAAAGATGGTGAAACTTATGGTAGATATTTAATTGATGCTGATAAAGATTTACATAAAGATATTGCATTAGCGTTTGAAAAATCAATTGAAAAACTAAAACGTGATTATAACGATTCGGTTCTCGAAGCTGACGCATAACGCTTGCGGCTACAATTTCGGCAGCCTGTCCAGCTACGAGGTTTCGGCTGCTGAAATGTAACCGCTGTTATGCACTAGGCGTGTCGCTAAAACTAAATGTTAATTAAAAACTAAAATAAAAATGGCTTGGTCAAAAACAACAACAACATTTAAAAAACCTATCGGGTGGTGGTATCATAAAGCAATGTGCGAAATAGCATATTTTTTTAGAAATAAATTTTACGGAATGACTTGGCAAATGTATTACCATCATTTGAACGAAATGAGTGGTAAATATAGGATAAATCTTTACGGAGAGAGGTTTTAGCCTTGTGCATAACTCCTATCTGTAAAAACCATCTGTAAACATTAATTAATTTAACCCCTAAGACTATGAACATCGGAAAGTACGTGGAATTGTATTCCGAAGATTTAAGACTGAAAAACTATTCTGAAAACACGATTTCAAATTATACTAACCAGGTGAAATTGTTTTTGGAGTATTTTAATAAAATAGCAACCAAACCTTCTGAAATTTCAGAAAAACAAATTAAGCAATGGTTGCTATTAGCTAACTCAATTAACGGCAGGAAACATCGAATTTCTGCTGTTAAGTTGTTTTATAAACTAACCGGAAAACAACCGTTAAAATTTAAACATATTGAATACCCAAGATCAGAAAGAAAACTTCCTCAAATCATAGAGAAGGAGTTTTTGCTCGATGCAATTGGAAAAATCGAAAATACAAAGCACAAAGCAATAATTGCTTTGGCATATTCAACTGGAATGCGCGTGTCGGAAGTGTGCAACCTTAAAATAGCAGACATTGATAGCAAACGAATGGTTATTACTATTCGACAGAGTAAAGGTCGTAAAGACCGTATTGTTGGATTGTCAGAAAAGATTCTTTCTATTTTACGAATTTACTTCTCGGATTACAAACCAAAAGAATATTTATTCAATGGACAATTTGATTTACAATATTCTCACACGAGCTGTAACCAAATTGTAAAGAAGTATTTGGGAAAAGACTATCACTTTCATTTACTCCGACATTCCAATGCTACTGCTTTACTCGAAGCAGGAACCGATTTAAGGATTATTCAAAAACACCTTGGACACGCCAGTAGCAAAACCACCGAAGTATATACTCACGTTTCTACTAATGTTTTATCAAAAATGGCATTACCTATTTAATCAACAAACAACAATAAATTATGAAAACAGTTAAAAAAGTCGCCACACAGGCAAAAACTCCGCGTTATGTAGTTAGCACTCCAGAAGGCGTAAAACTAAACGCTAGTAACAAAGAATTGGTACAAACACGAATTGTAGTGCTTCAATCGGAATTTGTAGAGACAATCTATTTTGATGATCACAAAGAAAAAACCCAACTAGTTTATCAACGGTCCCAAAACCAAAAGAACTACAGAATTTTAAAAGGGAATTATGTTGCTCCAAAAATAGAAGTTGCTACTCCGGAGATTCAAAGTTAATTTTTGAATACTATACATTTGTATATACAAATAAGATTAAAACCACGCCAATGAGCGTGGTTTTTTTATATCCATTCGCGAAATCCCCCGCACCCCCGAAAATTTAAAAAATTTTTCAAATTTTTTTTTTACAAAAAATAGAGTGTTTTAAGTTCCCTTTTCTCCCGTATATATATTCTTACAAATATAATTATATATATACTTAATAATCAAGTACTTACGTATGTTTTATTTTGGGGAACTTTTCGGGAATTACGGGAACTTTTTTTTATAGTTCCTCCAAAAAACACAATAGTTCCCGTAATTCCCGTACTTTTTTTTGTTTAAGTGCTTGATAATCAGTTTGGGGAACTTCGGGAACTTTTTTTTATAAATAATCATGTTTTTTGCGTGTTTTTATTTTTTTCACGCGTTTTTTAGTGTTTTTTGCGTAAATTTGGAAAACCCAAAAGCCAAATCTTATGATCTCTATTTCTATTCCAGTCAAAAAACACGTAAAAAAGTACTTAATTAAGAAATACGGAGCCGTTCACACGGTAACAAAGAAAACTTTTCTTGGATTGTTGCTGCTGGAACTGATTAATGACAAGGTTGAAGCCAGTGATCGTCAATTTACGGACCTTGATAGGTATGAATTGACTATTCCGGAGTTCTATTTTAATAAAAAAGGGTTTAACATTGATAAACACAAGGCTCGGTTCCTTGGGTTATGTCTTGAAAAGTTGTTTTTTGAGGATTTTTACAATTTTATTGACTTAGAATTGGCAAAGGGAAAAGCAAATGCCTTCCAGAGTGTGAAACTATTTATGCACATTCATGGTATTAGTGAGAATGATATGAAGCTCGAAAGCCTATATCGCAATTATCAACGGCATTGTGGAGAAAATATAAAAGCTAAAAAAGTACTTATTATACTGTAATTAAACTAATTAAAACGCTAAAAGCCACAGTATGATTGGTGGCAAAATACGACACTTTTATAAAATTAAATTTAAAAAAAATGGAAGTCAAAGAAAAAGTTCAAGAATTAATAGAAAAAATTGAGAACGCTATTGATAATGGTAATTATATTAAAAGCGAAATTAACCAGATTGCTATAATAGCAGTTGAAAATGAATATAATTCATTAAGAGAGATGCTTTTTAACCTACGCTCTTGTCATATAATTGAATCTGAAAAAGTTTATTTATTCAGATTACAAGAATTAATAGATCTGGAAAAAGAAATTATAAACCAAATAAAAAAATTATGACTTTTAGTTGCGACGAAAAATTACCGGGGTTTGCAGAATTGAATTTCTTATTGCTGGAGGAAACCTCAAACTGGCCTTTTGTGGTTACGGATGTAAACTCGGCACAAATAGTGTTCACTCCAGAAACAAATGAGGTGGAGGCTTTGATTGAGCCTGATAGCATTAATGTAGATATTTCACCAAAACAAAGTGCAGAAGGAACCCTTCAACAAATTTCGATTTCCTTTCGTTTAATTACCAGGAGCGAAGCATTGGAACAACTATTAGAACAATATTCCAATAGACCTGGAGTGGCTATTGGAAAACTGAATAATGATTTCAAAAAATTATATGGAACTAACCTCGAGCCTTTATACCTAAATTATGAGGTCAATGATGGTGTAAAGGTTGACGGGACATCATTTACAGAGGTAAAGATAAAAGGAGAAACACGCTCTAGACCGGTGTATTATACGCCATAAAATTACTGTCCTATTTTAAGATGTTGAATTACCTAAAATTTGTATTGTAGAAATTTCTACAGTACAAATTTTTTTTTGAATGAAAAACAACACCTACAGTCTTTTGAATTCAGCTTGGATGATTACATCAAATGGAGCATCGTCAATGATGCCTCAATTGTTGTCGTTAATAAAGGGAAAATCCATTGAAGCAGTCGAGTCTAAACTTCCTGTTGTTTTTATGGAAATGGATGGTGAAAACTTTATTGATGTTCCAGAAATCAATTCTACGTCTCAATACATTAATGTATTATCGATAAAAACTCCTTTATTCAAATACGATCAAATGTGTGGCCCATCTGGAACACGCTCGATGACTCGTGTTTTGAAAGAATGGGAATCTAACGAAAATATTGTTGGAGTTATCCTGGACATTGATTGTCCTGGTGGCCAAGTTTCCGGATTGGCAGAATTTGCCGATTTCCTTCATAATTACTCCAAACCTATTGTTTCTTATACTGATGGACTTCTTTGTTCAGCAGCTTATTATGTAGCTGCAGCCACAGATCATATTGTTTCTAATACTAATGCGGACTTTATTGGTTCCATCGGCACGATGCTTACTTATGTTGACCTTGATGGAATTCTTGAATCAGAAGGTGGTGTTATCAAAAACATTTATGCAACGGGTTCCTCTCGTAAAAATGAAGAAAGCCGAGCAATGAAAGAAGGCTCTGATGCTTTAATCATAAAAAATAGTCTTGATCCATCGCGTGACAAATTTGTTGCCGATGTTAATTTATACCATCCAGGTATTGATGCTTCGGTTTTTGAAGGTGCTGTTTATGCTCCTGCAGATGCTTTGGCTTTGGGATTAATCAACGAACTGGGAACACTACAAACGGCATTCGATAAAGTAATCGAACTTTCGAACGCTTCTAAACCAAAAACTTTAAACAACACTTTAAATATGAACACAAAACAATTGCCACATGTGCAAGCGGTTTTGGGTTTGAATGCTCCTTTGGCTTCCACGGAAGAATTGGGAAGCTATTTGAACGCGGAGCAACTTGACACTATCGAAGCGCGTATTGAAACATTGGAAGCTTCCAATATTTCATTGCAAGAAGCTATTGATGCTTCCGTTCTGGACACATCGATACAAGATCAGTTATTTGTTGCCCAAGGTTCCGTTGCCGGAATGCAAGCTTCAATCGACACGCTTTTAGTTTCAGCAGGATTACTTGTTGAAGGAACCATTGAAGAGAAAACGGCTGCATTGAATGCAAAAGTTCTTGAAATGGGAAGCAAAGATGGTGCTGTACACACTGCACTAAAATTAGACAATGATACTTCTGGAGCTTCTGGAAACATCATTGGAGGAATTGATGTTACTGCCGCTTTAAATAATTAATTAATTAAAAACCACATTTTATGTCAATCGTAAAAACTGACTTGGTAACTGCCTTTGGCGCTTACTATTTGAATGAAGGTCAAAACTTAGAGCGTCTTAAAAGCGCAATTCGTCAACCTGCTGTAACTCCAAGTTACGCGAAACCAATCGTTACAGAAAGTGACGTTTATCGTTCTGCCAATACTGTATTGGGAGAGATTGTTCAAGCATTCCAAAAGGCGTTCACCACTAAAGGTGATATTACTTTTGTACCAAACGAAATCCGTTTGAGAAATGCTAAAATCGATGTGTCTTTGTACCCAGACGATGTAAAAGCTTCTTGGCTTGGATTCCTTGCTTCTATTACAGAACAAGAAAGAGCCAACTGGCCAATCATTCGTTACATTTTGGAAAGCGAAATCGCTCCACAAATTGCACACGACATGGAGACAAAAGCCTATTGGGGTGGTGCCTATGTTGCTCCTACTGCTGGAACTGCAGGAACTGCTGCCGGAACAATGGACGGTTTGAAAAAACTGATTGATACTGGATTGACTGGGTCAACAATCAATGCTATTGCTTTGACTGCTTTGCCAACTCCAAGTACAATGGTGGAAGCTATTGAAGAGTTTCATGATGATATGTTGGCTACCAATGAAGCATTGGAAGGCGCAAAAATTAGAATCTTTATGGAACCTAAGTTCTTAAGAAACTATTTCCGCGACCAAAGAAATACTTTCGGGACAAACATTGACTACAAAGCTGGTGTTGCAACTATTGACTTTTCGTCAAATGTTGAATTAGTAGCTTTACCATCAATGGCTGGTTCTGGATACATCTTTGCCACTCCGGTTGATAATTTCCTTCACGTGAGAAAAGTGAACGGAATGCAGTCTCCTAAAGTGGAAGAAGCGAAACGTGAAGTAGCATTAATGCTTGACTGGTACGAAGGAATTGGATTTGCTTACAATCAATTGGTTTATGCATTTAAACCAGCTTAATTAGAAGCAAATGGCTAAAGATAAAAAAGAAACAGTAGCAGTCGAAGAGACTGCTGCTGTTATTCAAGAAAACAACACTGTTGCAGAAGTAGCAGTAGTTGAGGAAGTGCAAGAAGTAGAAATCATTAAGAACGACACTTTTATTGCCGAAAACGGAAATGAATACGAATTTACCACGGGTGCTTTTGTGTTTAAAGGAAAAAAATATGATGCTGTAGAGGCTGTTGCCAATGCTCCAGAAGTATTAGAAGAATTAGTGAAGTTGAACAGTTTCATTTTAAAACAAAAATAAGATGGCAGTAGTATTAGAAGACATCGGAGGCGAAAGCTGTGAACCAGTATCAGGATTCGTAAATACAATCTATTATGCTTTGCATAATGATTTTGAAACTATCAATGATCCTAAAAAAATATGCGACATAGATCCTTTAAACGTTGCCGCATCATTTGCAGAATTGGCAGAAATTGAAACGGCTCATGTTTTTAAAACGGGAAAGTGTTTTCATAAAATTGATTTCGTTACTGAAACAGGAAGTATAAAGTCTCCGCAAATTGGAGAAATTGCACGTGGATTATTTCAAAATGAATTAGCAATCGAGGTTGCAGGTTCTGAAGCTAAAGAACTTGGATTTTATCGTTGGATAAAAAACCAAAGATTAGTTATCTTGTCAGAAGAATTTGGAACAGGAAACGTTCGTCAGTTAGGTTCTGCACGTTTAGCAGCAACTGCAAAAGTAGAACACGGAATTGAACCAACTCTTGAAGGTAAAAACTCTGCAACGATTACTTTTACTGATAAAAACTTTGGTCCAGCACCAATCTATAAAGGAGCAATTTTATTGACTCCAATGGTTTAGATTTTTTTCATTTTAATTACTTTGGTTAGTAGGAAATGCGTTCTCGAAAGGGGACGCTTTTTTTTTGTAGTTTTGTAAGACTAATTTTAAAAAAAAAGTGTTATGAAAAAAGTATTTTGGTTATTGGTTTTTGTTTGTGGATTGAGTTTTGGGCAGGAAACACTTGTTTTAAAACCTATTGGTTTTGATGCAGTTGTTACTAATGTTGAAAATAAATCAGTTAACGATATTTACGTTAAAACAAAAGAATGGATTCAGACTTATTATAAAAATCCAAAAGAAGTTTTAAAGGCAGATGTTGAAAACGATATGGTTAGAATTCAAGGTTTTGCGAGTGGTGGATATAAGATGAAAAGTTTAGGGGTTATTATTCCTTATGATTTTGATTACACAATAGAAATTAGTTTCAAGGATGGAAAATATAGATATAATTTTCAAATATATCAATTATGGGCAGGAGGTAAAAAGTGTATGTATTCCTATAGTGATTTTTTTAAAAAAGATGGTTCTCAAAGAACCGTTTATCAATTAGCAAATGAAACAATGACAGCAACAGTAAATGAAAACTATTTATCACTTTATGAATATATAATTGGAAAAACTAAAAAAGAAAAAAGTAATTGGTAATGAGTTATTTTCATCAAAAAAGACTAAAAGACCCTAACTGGTGGATTTTAGTGGCAATTAGTACTTTTATCATTATTATGGCTAATTTGTTTATAAAATAATCAACTTATAAGTTAATTTACTCATAAGCCACGCCAATGAGCGTGGTTTTTTTGTGTCCTATTGTGAGAGCTTCACACTTTCCATATTTGTACTATGGAAATAATAAAAGAATGGTTTGATGGTGATTGTGATTATGCTTTTGGAGTTGCTATTTATGGCGATTTACCAAAATGCAATCGCAATTTGCTGATAATGTTTCAGAAAAAGGAAAGTGCATTTAATCGCGATAAATTAAAAAATGAACTCCAGAAGTATCTCAATGCTCCGGTGGTGGTTCCTATTGTAAAAAAGATTATTCCGGTTATAAAAGTTAATTCAGTTGAAACAGCAGTATTGGCCAATGAAACCAAACAAGCGTTGTTCTTCCATCAACTGCCACCAGAACTGCAACCAGTATTACTTGAAGCCAATCAATTGTTTAAGGAAAATTGTTTCTTGAAGGTGCAATTGAATGACTTACCAGTTCATGCAGAAAAGCAAGCCTTGGAGATTCAAATAAAAATTGCGCGCAATTTTGAGCAAAACGGATTGTGTTGGAAAAAAATAGATTACTTCTTAGAACACCGTGTAGTTCCACAATCAAAACCATCGGAACACGAAAACTTAACTCCTGCAGGACTTTTGAGAAAGCAACAGTTGTTGTACGCTTCAATTTCTAAATTGAAGTCAAGACTTTCCGAGAACAACATAAAACTTCCTTTGGCCGTATATGTTACGGACCGGAACAAACTGGAGCGCGTGATTATGAAGCAAGAGGAAAATTTATTAAAACAAAATGAAGAGTTATTAATTATAAGCAAATTGATTGATGGCTAAAGGTAGAGCAATGATTATCAAGACTGGAGACAGCACGTTTGATAAGATTCAAGCGTTTTATATAGATCCCGAACATTATCCACTTACTGATAAACTTGAAGAAATTCGAATTCGGTGGGCTTTGGTCGTTAATTTACAATTGAAAGCGTATTCGAAAATAAAGATTGCCAATGTCCTGGTGCGAGATTATGGAGTTTGTCAAGCACAAGCCTATTTAGACATTAGAAATGCTGGTAATATGTTTGCCAATGTTTTTAAAACTGATGAAAAAGTATTCAAAGCAATGTGGATTGAATGGGCCACAGACTTCTTGAAACGTTCTAAACAATCAAAAGACTTAAAGGCAGAAGCCAAAGCTCTTGATTTATTAGGGAAGTATGGCGATTTAGAAACAAAGGATTTGGATTTTAACCCTGATAAGTTTGAAAACAAAGAAATTACTATCAATTTAAGTAAAAACCTTCAAGGAAAATTGATTGACATGATTGGCGGTGGTATAGTTGATTTCAATGCGCTAGATGTTACAGAGGTTGATTTTCAGGATGTAAAAACGGAGGAAGACAATGATTAAGCCATTCAAGAATTTAGAACTAACCATTCCTCAAATTGCAGCCGTTATGGCTCCACAAAAGAATAAGTATTTAGAATGGGCGCGTGGATCTGGGAAGTCAACCATTATATCATACTTTATGTATAAAATGGTGAAACAAATGCCAAGGGCAACCTTTGCATTGGTTGGTTCTACTTACAGCCAAATATTGTCCAGGACATTACCATCAACAATCGAGGGGTTGGAAATGTTTAATTTGCACCAGGACATCGATTATGTAGTGGGAAGATCAGGAAAAAAACACGGTTATGAAATGCCATACCAACCACCAAACCAATGGAATAATATCATTCACTTCCCGAATGGTGCGTGCTTTCAGATGGTGTCGCTTGACAATCCAAACTCCGGGCGTGGTTTGAACTCTTACGGTGAAGTTGGCGACGAAGCCGCATTGTTAGACCCTGAAAAATTATTTACCAATGTAAAAACTACTAATAGAAGTAAGAAGGAAATATTCAAGAACGCTTCAATGCTTGGGAGTGAGACTTATGTATCATCAACTCCTATCAGTAAAAAAGGGCGTTGGTTTACGGATATGGAGTTATTGGCTAAACAAAAACCGAGTGAATATATGTTTAGTAAGGCTTCGGCTTTATCTAATCCACACCTTAGGAAAGACTGGTTTGATAAGATGAAGGAGCAGTCTCCAAGCCAAATGCTATATGAAGCCGAGATTCTAAATATAAGACCTAAGGAGATTGTCAATGGGTTTTATGGGCAGTTGAACCCAGCAAAGCATTATTATACAGATTATAATAATAGCTACCTAGAGACTATTGGTATCATTCCAAGAGGCGAACACCTGACCTGCTTACAGGACAATGATATACAACGCAATGAACCTCTTATACTGTCGCTGGACTTTGGGGTGTTTAATAGCTGTGTGATCTCACAGCAATATGAGAATGAGTATAGAGTATTGAAGTCTATCTGGTGTAAGAACCCGAAGCTATTGGACCACCTATTCATTGAAGAGTTCATTCCTTACTACAGGCCTCACGTAGATAAAACCATATACTTGTATGGTGGCCACGATGGTTTTGATTGTGGAACTACACGGTGTTCTAAGAAGTAATCTATTTTTTTCCAACACAATCCGTTTTGCTCAAAATTGCG